CGTCATCGCCAGCAGCAGCACCCAGGCGCCGCGCACAGGATCGAATGGCGGTTTCGGGGGCGGCTGATCGCTCATGCATCAGCTTGTCGCCCCCTCTCGGCCGGCTGCCTCGCTGGCAACAGCGCGGGCGGCGAATGTTCCAGCGTTGCGATGCGCGCGTAGAGGTCGACGAACGCGGTGTCGACATATTCTTTTGTTACCGCGTCCATCGGCCCCTCGGGATGCGCGGCAAGCTCCAGCGGCGCGGGCGGCGGTGGTTCCGGCGGTGGATCTGGCGGATCAGGCGTGTTGCCCCCGGCGAGCCAGGCCTCGTATTCCTGGCGATCGCGATTGGCTGGATCATCGGGAATGAAAGCTTGATCCGCGACACGCAGCACGGTCGTGGTGTCGGTGAGGAGTTGGTATTCTGCCATGGTGTCCTCAGAGGTCCGCACTGGCGGTCGCGGAATTAAGGTTTATTCCAAATTGCCCCGTCGCAGTTGAAGCAGCACTTACATACAATCCTGTTCCACTCACATACAAACCAGGGGTTATGTTCGTATTAGCCCCCCACGCGACTGAAAGTGTTGGGCTTGCTCTCATCGTCACAATAAGCGGCCACCAAAAGGTTATGGTGGTGCCGCTTGCAGAATAGCCATTGTAGGACAGTCCAGTTATGACCTGATAAAACCGCTGGCAGTTGGCGAGATCATATCGTGGGTCCGGCTTCTCCAACGGCGTTGCGACGCTGCCGATCTCTAGCTGCACGCCCCAGAGTTGAATGGTGCCCGACTGCACACCGATGTTGCCGGCCTGGGCAGCGCCCGTTGCGCCGCTTGAATAGTAAAGGCGCAACCAATTAGCACTGTCACTGTTCGTTCCAAGTGTCTTGCCCACGATACTCGGCACTGAGATGGTGACGCTATATCGCGCCCATGCGGGAGCCAATGTCACTGCCGCTCCAGTTGCTAGCGCATTGACTGGAGCCGACGGAGAACCACCTGTCCCGAACCATTGGATAAGGTTAACCCCTAGTTTCAATGCGCCGCTGGCGGCAGCGAAAAAGGAAATGGTTACGGTCTTTCCCGCCAATCTGCGCACGTCTTCCATTCGCTGCTCAAGGAATGATATAGCAGCGGCCGCAGCGTTGCCCGTAAACGTGTTCGCTAAGTAGGAATTAGCGGCTTCATCGCCTATGGCGGTTCTGACGGTATCGGTCGCACTTCCTAGGCTGACACTGATTGCGTCCGAGCCGCCGCCGGTTATCCAGCGGTCTGCTGTATAGACGGAGAATGCCGTCCACACCCCCGCACCACGCTGTGCCACATTGAACAGCGGATTGTGCAGCAGGTTGCGACCGATGTTGTGCAGTGCCGGCGTCGCGTCGACGTATTGCTTGGTCGCCGCACCGAGGGCCGCGGTCGGATCCGCGCTCAGCGTCATCGGCACATAGGCGGTAATGCCGGTAGCAAACCACCCCATGGCCGGCGAGGCGCTGCCGGCGTTCAAAAATACCGTGTTGCCGAGCCGCCAAAAACCGGCATCCGTGCCGCCGATCAGCAGCCCTGGCGCTGCGGAAGTACCGCCGAGCGTCCGCAGCGGGCCGCCCATGACGCCGCCGGTCAACGGCAGATAGTTGCTCTCCAACTGTTCCAGCGCCGCTTGCACGTCGGTGGCGCCCTGCACCGCCGGCGTGACCGTGACGTTTGCCGCAGCGATGTCGCCGCCGGGCGGAATGCCAAGCGCCAGGCGGTTCCACCGGATGCCGTCGCTCACCAGCCAGTCGCCCTGCACCAGCTGCCCCGGCGGCGCGTTGCCGCTCGCCGTGCCGCCGACGGTGACGATGAGGTAGACATTGAAGTTTGAAATCGAAGCCGGCGGCAGCGGACCGTCTGGGAATCCCGATGCGCCAGTGAAATAGGCGTGGTCCGCCACAGCATCATAGCTGCCGATGAACAGCAGGACGCCGACCAGCGCCGCGATCTCGCCGCGCATGCCGGTGATCGTCGTATCCAGCACATCGGCATTGTCGTTGAGCAAGCCGCCCCAGATATTGTCGTCGCCGCCGACGGTCGGCTTGTTCAAACCGAGATTCGGTGTCGTCTCGTTGAGCGGCGTGATGACGTCGCCACTCAGAGCGTCGTATTTCGCCAGCTCGCTCATGGCGTCGCTCCGCAAGGATTGCGGCCGATCGAGGGCCAGGCGCCTTCACAGGGCGCGATCGGGATGTGGTCCCACAGCAGCCGACCCTGCACCGCGACGAAGGACGCCGAGCGAATCGCGAACACCGCCGGGATGCGCACGCGCGCCATGACCGTGACCGACGAGGCCGAGCGGATCGTGACGCGGCCCGGCTGGAAATCCCGCGAATAGACGTCGTTGCCGTAAGCGCGGAGGCCGAATTTGCTGGCCATCTCAGAAGAGCCCCACGGTGAGCGAGCCCATGGTGATCAGGAACACATCGCCGGCCTGGACCAGCTTGCTGGTCGGCGTGATTCCGTCGGGCGCCAGCATCAGGCCGTAGGCCAGGAAATTGCCGGCCACGGTGGCATCGAAAATCGCCGCCGCACTGATGAAGCCCCAATCCTCGGTCGCCACCGGCCAGTCGATCTCGGCGGCGTTCTCGGCGACCGGCGGTATGCCGGCGGCCGGGTTGAAGACGATCGGCAGCCGGCGATAGGCGAGAGGATCGGTGTTGACCTCGGTGCCGCCGCCGTCCGCCGTCGGCGGAATGGTGAACAGCGCTACGAACAGGGAAGCCGCGGGCGTGTAGGACCGCGACGCGACGAATGCATGATTGACCAACTGGGTGTTGAGCCAGGTCGAGAACACGCCATTGCCGCCGGCCGCGCGCGGCACGGTCATACGGAACGACATATCGTTCATGCGAGCCGCCGGTATTGCTGCCGGAGCCGCGTGCCGGCCCAGCGTGCGCGCTCGGCCTCGCGGTTCGCCTTGGCGATCGCCGCCTGGTAGAGCCCCGCCCAGGTCTGGATCCGCTGGTCATCGCGCACGAACGGTGCCGATTGGATCAGCGTGCCGTAGAGGTAGATCGACGGCAGCTGCGTCAGCACTGTGGTCGTGTCGGTGTCGTCGGGACCGAGCTGCTGGCGCTGATAGTAGGCCAGCTCGAGGTTGGGCAGCGTCTGGCCGGACTGCGCGAAATCGTCGGGGAACGGCGACAGCTCCATCTCGGCGCCGACAATGCTGAAAAACGTCGGCTGGCCGTTATTCCAGGGCACCTGCGGCGGCGCGAAGCCGGCCCAGGCGGGATCGCCTGGCGCCTGCACGACGCGCGCCCAGCGCATGTTCGCGAGCGCGCCTCGCGGCTGATATTCCAGCTCCGGCCCATTCTCGAGGCGCACGTCGTAGGCCTCGATGTAATCGCACGGCAGCGGCGTGTATTGGCCTACGACGGGCTGCGTCACTCGGGTGATCATACAGCGCGCACGCAGGTCGTGGTTGAGGTCTTCCTCGGCCAGGCTGATGAACGACGACACCGCGTCGAAGTTGGCCGCCTGCGAGCGGAAGGAAACGCGGTGCAGCCACTCCAATACCGAGCTGGTGAGCTGCAGGCGGTTCATGCCAGCCGCCTGCCGTTGTCGGTGCGGAGGTAGGAATTCTCCGGATCCGACAGGAACCGCAGAAGTTTCTTTTCGTCGGCCGGGCGCCCCTTGTAGTCGAGCAGCCCGGCCTGCTGCAGCTGCATCACGACGACGTTAGGCAATCGTGCGATGTGCCGCAGGCCGAGCGGCCGCACGCCAGGCTGGTAGGCGTTGGCGTCGCGGCGGTTTGCCTCGAGGATCGGGTCGACGTTCTGCTGGTGGCGGATGATCGGCTGATCGGTCTCGCTGTCCCGCCACACGGTGGCGCGCACCAGTGCGGCGGGACTGACCGTATCGAGCAGGTACGACGCCATTACGACAGATCGCCGACCATCGCGTGCGCCTTCGGCGCGGTCATTCGCAGCGTGCCCTCGAAGATCACGCCGCCGTCCGCTGCGTCTCCCACACGCGCGTATTCTTCCTGCACCATGTCGCGACCAGGCAGCGGGGCCAGCTCGGCATAGTCCGGATCCCACAGCTCGATGATGTTGTCGGGCATGAAGATATTCGGCACGGTCTCGATCCGACCAAAGTCGGTCAAAAAAACATCGACCGCGCCGACGATCGTCACCGGCGACGGCTGAGTCGCCTGCACGATGTTCTGCGCGACGATCGGATTGCCGGGGCCACCCTGCGCCAGGCCCGAGAACACGCGTTTCAGGCGTGGCGACATCGAGCCCAATCGCGGATGGCCGCCCTGGGTGTACGCCTGCTGCATGGCGTCGCCGACCATGTCCAAGACCAGCGTGCGCGCAGTGCCCGAGATGGGCGCGGTGGTGCCGTTGCCTGGCACGACCAAGCTGCCAGTCGCACCCATGCTGCCGTTGGTCACCCAGGTCTGGAATCCGCTCATCCGGCGCGGGTCGGTCGTCGTCTTGATGCCGTTGCGGGTGATCGCCCACTCGAGGTCGCGCCTGACCTCTTTCCCCTTCAGCAGCGTCTGGCGGTCGAACTCATCGCCGCCGACTGCATTACTAACTCGGAAGGTGTTGGACACCGTGACGGCCCGAAACATGATCTGACAGACGTTGTTGAAACGATCGGGCGGGCGCGCGCCTTGGGCGGTGTAACGGAAGCCTTCCGGTTGCGCATTGTCATCGGCCGCGTTGAGTTGCTGCACCAGCCATTCGGTCATCGGCTGATCGGCTTCCTTATTGCCGATCGCACTGACCACCGGCGTCTCGTACGGTTCGATCTCGTAAATAAGGTCGGCGAGATCCTCTCGTACGTTCGCCACGCCCGTTCGCGCCGTGAAGACGGTGTTCGCGATCGCCGGGCCCATTTGTCCCACAGCCATGCGGATGCACTCCTGAACAGGCACACGGTTTCCGGCCGTGCGCATGGGTTGCGTTCGGGGTTGGTGCGATCAGCAGACGACTGCAGTGCCGGCAGAGGCTCCGGTGTGGTCGCGAACGACTCCGGACTCTGCCCGCGTGCCCGGTCGGCTCGCGGTCGCGGCGTGCGGCGTCAGGTGTGGTCCGTCAGGACTCCTGCGTTCGCGCGCTCAGTCCGCGGCGCAGCGGTGTGGTCCGTGAGGACTCCGTGCGTCGCGTGGCGGTGAGTTTTCCGCTCGCATGACGCGTCGTCAATTCGTGCATCGTGCAGCAATTTGAATTTGAAAAAACGCCGGCCGCCAAGGAAGGAAGGCGACCGGCGCGAGGTGACCGCGGGGGTGAACGTTCCCGCGGGTTGGCCAGCTCAGGGAGTCGGCGGCGTGCCGGCGCCAGGCAGCTCCGGCGGCAGCGATTGGTCGGGATGCTCTGGGTATACCGGGCCCTGCCCCGGATAGTTGCCAACCGGAGGCAGCGGCTGACCGGGATAGACCGGTGGGCGCGGCAGTGGCTGGCCGGGATAGACTGGCGGCGGCCGTGGCAGCGGCTGGCCGGCCACGGGTGGCCTACCAGGCGGTGGCCGCACCGGGCCTTGCGACGGGTAGTCCGGCCTCTCCGGTCGCTCTGGCCGGCCCGGCAGCGGCTGGCCGGGATGCTCGCCACCGCCGCCCGGCGGCAGCGGCTGGCCGGGGTACACCGGCGGCCGCTGGTCGGGGTAGGCCGGCGGCATATCGACCACGCAGTGACCCCAGCCGGTATGCGGGAAATACCAGGCGATCAGACCCTTGTCCGCCGGCAGCTGCGGCGGCAGGTCGTGGCCGGGACGATGCCCGGCACCAGGCAGCCCCTGGCTGGGATATTCGCCGCCGCCAGGCAGACCCTGGTCAGGATAGCCAGGACTGCCCGGCGGCAGCCCCTGATCGGGATGGCCGCCGGCCATCGGCACAATCCACGCTTGGAACGGTGTCGGCATGTAAGGTTTCCTCTCTGGTTCGCCGCCGACGGGATGCCGGCGGGTCGTCATCTCAGGGGCGCAGCCGCGACAGCGGCACCTGCGGCGGCGGCGGCGCGCCCTCGGCCTCGCGCCGCGCCCGCAGCACGGCCAGCGCGTCGTCCATCCGATGCGTCTGGCGGAACCGCTCGTCCGCGTCGGCCAGCGCCGGCGCCTGCGGCTGGCGGCTATAGACGCCGTTGCCTTGCAGCGGGCGCACGCCGACCGGTTGCGGCTGGATCCGTTGCGCCATCAGCCGGTCGAAGTTCATCGATTTCCACGCCATGATGATCTCCCTGGGATCGAGCAGCTCGGCCGCGGCGATCTGTTCGGCCGGATAGCCGAGGCTCACGGCGTGCTGCGCCAGCGCTTGCTGAATCACCCCCCGTGTCGGCGGATCGGCCCAGCCGGGGATCACCTTGCACAGCACCTCGTGGCCGAGCTGCGCCAGCTGCATTTTCTGCGCGTGTGCCTCGTTGGCGCGCAGCTGCTTGAGCTGCTGCTCCTCCTGCATCGCCTGCTGCCAGGCCAACAACCGCGCAACCTTCTGGCCGGTGCCGATCGGATCCTCGCGGCTGAGCTTTTCCCAGTCGATCGGCTGCGAGAACTCCTGCTGGTAGGCGTTGATGTATTGCGGCAGCCGCTGCTCGAGCTGTTGGCGTGCGGCGAGGAATTGCTGCTGAGCCTCCTGCGCCTGGCGCAGCTGCGCCGCGGCCTGCTGGGTCTTCCTGGTGTAGTCGATCTCGCGCAGATAGCCGCGCTGCAGCTCGCCGACCGTGACGGCCAGAATCTGACCGTCGAGGTTCATATGCACCACCAGATCGTTGGATGCCTGCGTAGCCTGCGAGGCGGGCGGCGCCATCGGCGGCTCGGCGCCTGGCATCACCGCATCCGGCGGCGGCAGCTCCGGCGGCGCCTGCTGCTGCGGTGGCACGGCCGGTCCGTAGGAGGCGACCGCCTGGCTGACCGGCGGCGGCGCGGCGGCCGCGTCGGCGTTGCGGCGCGCCTGCAGCTCGGCGAGCGCGTTCGCCATACTGCGACCCTGGTCCGGCGGCCGCGTCTCGCGCTCGCGGAAGATCGGCTGTTCAGCCGGCGGTGAGGCGGTTTCCGACATCTAGGCCACCCCCGGCTGCATGCTGCGCCGCAAGCGGATCCGCCGCTCTTCCATCTTCACGTCGGTCAGCTTGCCCTCGAGCACCCGCTGCAGCTCGCGGATCGCGCGGATCATGTGCCACTGCTGTTCGCGCTGGCCGGGAGAGTCGCTGTTCTTCCAGGTCGTCACTGCGTTTTCGTGAATCTCGTAAAACGCGTGGACGAGCACCGGATCGGTCAGCAGCCGCTGCGCGTGATCGGCCTGCTCGTCGCGCGACATGGGGAGCGCCTCGTCGCTCATGGCGCGCCGCCCAGCAGGCTGAGATTGCGCGCGCCCGGCGCGCCGGCGGCGCGCAGCAGGCTGACGAGGTTACTGGCGGGATCTGTTGGGGTCGGCCGGCGCTGCCAAGGCCAGACCGGGGTGAGCGGCTGCTGCGGACCTACAGCTTGCGCAAAGCCGGGGACAGTCCACGGGCCCGTGCCGCCTGGTAGGCCTCCCGCTCCCGGCGAGCGGCCAGATATCGCGGATCCCGCCGCATCAAGGCGGCCTCCAAGTCCGGCGAAGAGCTGGTCGCCAACACGCTGGAGATGGGGAGGGAGCTGGGCGAGCTGGGCGATGTAGCTGGCGCCGGTGGGATCGGCGGTCCAATCGTGGGTGAAATAGCCATAATCTGCCCTCGCGCGCTTCAAATCGGCCGGTAAGCCAGCGTTGCTGATAGCATCTTTTACCGCCGCCTGGAAATCGGGATTTGCCAGTCCGGTGCGCTCGCCGATGTTCAAAACCCGCACCCCGGCCGGCGTCTGCTGCAGCACCGCGTGCTCGAGCCCGCCGCCGGCATTGTCGAGCGCGTCCCTAAGCTTCAGCGCCTGATCCGCCGGGTTGCCGGAGAACGCATGCACGACATTGGCGTTGGCGTAGGTCGGCAGTCCGGCGACGTCGGGATGCGCCGTCCACAGCGCGCTCGGCTGGCGCAGCAGCGTGGCGCGGATCAGCGTCGAGGCGTCCATCAGCTGGCGTGAGGCAGGCTTGATGCCGTCGGACGTCATCGCCACGGCGGCCGCGCCAGGCGCGCCGGGCGGCGTCAGCATGCCGAGCGAGGAATTGACGATGTCGCGCCCCAGCGGATCGGTCAGCAGCCCGCGCGCGGCCTGTCCGAACGCGTCCTGTGCCTGCGGGTTGGCCGCACCAGGGCTGCCGAGCAGGGCGGCCCCCGCCTGGTGCGCGTTGGCCTGGCCGGCCTGCAACCGCTCCAGCGCGTCCTTGAAATTGAACGAGGCCGGCGTCGCCTGGCCGGTCTCCTGCAGCGTTTTGGCATGCACCCAGAGCGCCGCCTGCACCTGCTCCGGCGTCCAGCCGCCGCCGTCGACGTTGGTGTCGTTCAGTTGCCGCGTCGCGCGGTCGACCATCATACGGACGTAGTTGTCTTCGCCGACCCCCGGCGTGGCGGAATAAGGTTGTCCTTGTGGGCCGGTGTAGCCCGCCTCGCGCATCTGCCAGATGTCGTTGGTCAGGTTGTTCGCAATCGTCGGGTCGAGGTTGCGCATGTGGTTTTCGTAAAACGGCCCGGTCTTGCGCGTCGCCGGCAGCGTGCTGCCGTAGAGCGTGTCCTCGAGCGCGGCGTTGCGCTGCGCATTGGTCACCACGATCGGCTGGCCGAGCAGCGCCTGATTCCAGGCGTTCACCGCAAACTGGCTGTTGCCGGCGACGTCGGTCTGCGGGCTGGTGATGGCGTGTGCCGCGGTCAGCCGCTGCGTCGCCTCGAGATCCTGCCCGGTCGCGCCGTGCAGCGCCCCAGCGCCGGCCTGATACCAGTAGCGCGGCGGCGTCACGCCTTCGGGGACGTTCTGCGTCATGACGGTCGCCTGGTCGACCATTTGCTGGCCGCGCGTCGCGATATCGCCGGCACGCGTCACGCCGGGCGGCAGCGTCACGGTCACGTCGGAGGGTCCGCCGCTGCCGCCGCGGCCGCCATAGAGATCGACCCCGCCGGCAGCGAGATGCTCATCGAGCAGCGAGCCGATCGCGCGCCCGGTCATCGGCCGGACATCCTGCAGCACGTTGCCCGGCCCGCGCACGTCGACGCGGGCGATATTGCCGGCCCGCGTCGGGACTCTGAGGCTGCCCAGCAGGCCTTCCTGAGGCCTAGCGAGCGGATCGACCGCGCCGAGCAACGACATGGTGCCTTCCGGCGTCACCGTGCCGGTGCGCGGCCCCTGCGACAGGTCGTAGCCGCCCAGCAGGAAATCCCGCATCCCCGACGGCAGCGCCAGGCGCAGATCGCCCGTGCCGGTGTCGCGCGCGATCGGCAGCACCGAGCCATATTCCGTGTTCGGTGCTGGCGCGAGGGCGCGCGAGAGCGCGTCGGGCGGCAGCCCAGGGGCCGGCGTGGGCTGGTCATAGCCGCGATAGTCCACCAGCCCCTCGGTGCCGATCGGGTTCGACACCGGCCAGATCGGATCCGTCGGCGTCTGCTGCTGCCGGAGACGATCGAGGAAGCTGCCGACATCCATCGGCCGCCCGAAATCGTCGACTGGCACCGGACCGTCCGGCGGATCGAGCAGCGACGCCATCAAAAGAGGCTCCCGCCGGGTCTGAGCGGCGGCGGCGGCGCCACCGGCCGCGGCGGCATGGTCGGGCCGGCGGCCAGCGGATTCGGCGGCGGCTGATTGCGGGTTGCCGCGGCCAGCGCGGCGATCAGCTGCGGCGGCAGAAATGCGCTGGCGACCGGCGATGGCGCACCCGACGCGGGCGGCCCGGCCGCTGGCGGCCGACCGTCGGCTGGCGGCCCTGGGGGGCCCGTAGGCGGCGCCGGAGGTCCGCCCGCTGCCACCATACCAGGCGGGGCGCCAGGCGGCGCCTGCGGCGCTCCTGGCGGGGCGTTTCCTGGCGCCGGCCCGGCGGAATTGAGCATCTGCGCCTCGATCGCCGGGGAGCGGTCGAACAGGCTGCCCAGTTTCGCCAGATCGATGTCGGTGCCGTATTTGCCGCGCAGGTCGGCTGCCTCCAGCAAGGCCTTGGCGCGCGCCTCGTCGCGCAGCCGGTCGTCCTCGAGCAGCGTCTGCAGCGCGTCCTGGCGCGCCTCGCGCGCGCTGTCGATCGCGCCGGCCTGCACCTTCTGCTGCTCGACCGCAGCGATGAGCTGGTCCGGCGAGGGCGGCGGCGGCGGCGGCGGCGGCGGCACGAAATTGGTCGGCAGCGGATTGAAATACCGCGCCGTGTTGAGGATCCCGGCGCAGTTCATCATGTCGTGCAGCGTGTTCGAATACTGGCCCAGCGTGCAGAGCGGATTCTGCGGCCCCATCGTGGTGAGGGCTTGTTCCTGCTTCGCAAGTATGGAGCCGTAGACGCCGACGCGTTCGGCGAGCGTGCCGCGGCCGACGCCCACTTTCGTCACGATATTGAAACCGCTCATCCAGGCGCGCGGATCGATCGGCACCCATTTGCCGCGCAGCAACACGGTGCGCGCGCGGTCCTGGTGCTCGCAGCACAGCCGCAGCACGCCGTCGTAGACCACGCGCATGCACTCGGCCAACGTGCGGACGATGAACTCGAGCCGATCAGCGCTCGACATGATCTGCGCGCTGACCGCAATCGCCGTGGTCGATTGCAGTGCGTCGGCGGTGAGGCCTTGGCTGGTGCGCGTGACGCCGGTGCGGCTCTCGCGCACCGCCTGCAGCGCCTCCATGATCTGCAGCCCCTGCGGGCCGATGAACGGCTTGGCCAGCTCGCGCACCGCGCCGGGCTGATACTCACGGATCACCGCGCCCATCTCGGTCGACATCACGTCGTCGATGTTGGCCTGGCCGTCGACCACCACGGTGCGCGGATGGATCGATTCCGCCATGCTGTCTAGGATGTTGCGGAACACTCTGGTGTTGGCCCGCTGCAGATCGCCGATGCGATCGGCCATGCTTTCGCCGATCGCACGATGCGGCACGAGGAACGGACAGAGATTCGCCCACGGGACATGCGACGCGGGCTCATGGCCGAGCAGAACAAACCCATAGTCGCCGATCGCATGCACACGGTGCAGCTCGGCGATGCCGTCGCCGTCATAGTCAAACTTGATCCACGCCTCGAGATAGCGCACCAGCTGCATCGCCGGATCGGTCGACTGTGCCCGCGGCACGATCGCCGCCAGGCGATCGCGGCGGCGCGTCACCCGATTGGTCTGCTGCTGCATCTGGGTGATGCGGGACATCACCGTTTGCCGGGGGAAACCGAGCGCCACCAGGTCGCTGACCGTGACGACGCGCCAGTGGCCGAGGAACCGCGCATCGTGCGGCCCGGTCGCGTCGGGATCGATGAGAACCTGCTCGGACGGCACCGCGACGACGCGCGGGCGGTTGCGCGGGCTGCGCCTTGTGATCACGCAGTCGTAGACCAGCAGCGGCCGCCCAGGATCGAGCTGCACCACCTGCGCCTCGGGCGAGGCCTTCACCCCGAAATTCTCATCGGCCGTCGCCGGGCGGCGCACCACGCGGATTGCCTGCACGCCGGGCTCGTTCAGCAGCATGGCGGCCTGCGGCTCGAGCAGCGCGAAATAGTGCTCCGTCTTCACATCGACCGCGTAATCCCAATACCAATGGATCCAGCCGGCTTTCAGCTGGCAAGCATCGAGGATCGCGTCGTGGACGGTGCGAAATCCGTCATTTTCCACGAAGCAGACATGCTGCACGTAGTCGGTCGCCTGCAGCGCCTCGTCGTCGTCGCCGTCGGCGCGCGGCTGGAACTCGACCGGACGGTCGGAGCCGCAGAACGTGCGGATCAGCGTCGGGAGGATGGCGTTGATCGTGTCCTTCACCTCGGTCAACACGATCTGCGAGCGGCCGTTTTCCTCGTCGCCGAGCGGCTCGCCGTTGTAGAGCCGCATCGCCGCGGCGCGCGCGACGGTCAGCCGATCATCGTAGATTCGCGCCTGGCGGAACTGGACGGTGAGCAGCTGCTCGATCTGCGTTTCGGTCAGCGCCGGCGGCGGCGCGATGATGACCTCTTCGTGGAACGCATCCTGGCCGGGCGGCAGCGGCACGCCGAGCGCCGGATCCGACATGGTCCCGAAATAGCTGTCCGCGCGCTCACCATGCGCGCCGCGCGCGCTGGCGCCGCTCGAGGGCACGCCCCGCACGGCGTTTCCGGTCGGCACGGTGTTCGGATAGGCCGGCATCCGGTCGGACATCGGCCAAGCATGGCCGAATCGCCGGGGCGGTAAATTCGTGCAGCGTGCAGCAATTTGCCGGCGGTCAGGCAGCCGCCAGATCAGGGGCGGGCGGGAACCTCTCCCACAGCCAATGCAGGTTCTCCATGATGTAATTGTATTTTCGCAGCTGAGTCTGCCGCCAGGTGGGCATCTGACGGATGATCAGATCACCGGCACCGCGCGAGCAGAAGACGTCCTCGAGATGGTGCGCCAGCGCGATCCGCTGCATTTCATTGCGCGCCTCAGGCGCCAGACGCAGCAGCGCGACCCAGTCGGGATAGACCTGCCGTGCCGGGATCAGCGGCGGCCGCTCCTTCACGGGCAACGGCTCTTTCGGCGGCGGCCGTCGGCCGACATCGCGGACGCGGTAGCTGGGGCGCAGCTGGGGCTTCTCCACCCTCCGCTCGTACCGAATCGCGGCGAGCCGCAGCCGTGTCACGTCGACGCCGAGCGTCTCGGCCGCGTCGAGCAGCCTACGGTAGCGCGCCGGATGACGGAGCTTGCGTAAACCTCCCTCTCTGATCGCCGAAACCCGGCTGGCCGACACAGCGAACCTCTCGGCGATCTGCCGCAGCACCTGGGCGGGCGTGTCATCCAGGCCGAAATACATGCGCAACACGCGTTCCTCGCGCGGCGTCAGGCTCGCCAGCGACCGAGCGATCGCCGCCTGCGCCTCGGTCTGCCACATGGTTTCTTCCGGGGTGGCCGGAACCTGGCGCAGCAGATCGAGGCAAGCCGGATCCATCGCACCCAGCCGCGCCCTTCGATCAGCTCGCGACGAACTCACCGACATCGATCACCGGCGCAGCCGCGCCCTCATGCGGTGACGACATAGAATCGATCTCCGTCGTTCGCGGCATCGCCGGCACCGTTTCTGAATCTGATCAGACGCTCTCCGACGCCGCCAACTTTTCCTTGCCATTGGTCGACCACCAGCAGGCCGTCGGGCTTTTCCTCGAGGAACAGTGCCGCGTGGCTCGCGCCCTTGGTGTCGTTCACATAGCGGCCGGCATCGTTGAACGTGGCAATCGCCGTGCCGCGTGGGACCGCCGCACCACGCACCTGTTCGCCGCGGCGCCAGGTCGACGTATGCGGCACGCCGGCCTCTTCCTGCACCAGGCGGACGCAATGACCGGTGTCGACCTTACCGCCGATCCTGCGATGCGGATGCTCAGCTCTGAACATGCTGCGCCTCGCTCGCGGTTTGATGCTCGGTGACGTCGATGCTCTCGCCGAGGATCGTAGACGCCTCCCGCGTCGCCGGCGTCGGCAGGCGTTGCTCGAGCAGATCGCGCATCTGGCGCAGCCGCGACACCAGCGTGTCGAGCGCCTCGATCTGCAGTGGCAAGCCGTGCGTCGATAATTCGGCGCGCAGCGCGTCATACACATCGGCGAAATAGCGCGAGCCCACGCCGTAGCAGAACAGCCGCGCGTCGTTCTCCAGATCATCCATGTTCAGGTCTTCCGCCCCCGACGCTTCCGCCGCTTCCGCTTAGGCTCAGCCTCAGCCTCAGCGCCGTCCATCGCCACACGCGCCGGACCACCAGCCTCTCGCCCGATCCGCTCAATGCTGCTCAACAGCGCAGACCACGCCTCAGCATAGCGCCCAAACACCACCGCTCGCTGCGCCGCGTCATCCGGCAACCACGCCTCAATCGACGCCTGCATCCTATGGCTCATGCGTTCCAGTTCCATCAGAGGCGCCCCAACAGCAGCAGGACCAGCAGGATAACCAGCACCAGGCCGAGGCCGCCGATGCCGTAGCCATAGTTCGGATTGCCATACCATCCGGTGCGATAGCCGTAGCCGCCGCCGAACAGGACCACGATCAACACGACCAACAGGATCAGCATGAGCGGGTTCATTTTTTGCCTCCCTCAGACGATGCCGCGGATGTTTCGCCGCAGCGCGCCGCGCCAGCGACTGTCGCGTGACGCCATCGCCAACACGGCCGACGCGGTGAATGTCAGCCCCAGCGCATCCGCTGCGTCAGGGGAACGAATCCCCCTTGATCGCATTTCCATCTTAGATTCGACTCTCAAACGACCGTCACTGGCGAAGCCGTAGCGCGGCGCACAGAGATCGTCGCGCAGCATCTCGTCGTAGGGCAGCGCGACCGTACGCGTCGCCAGCCAGTCGGCGATGCCCTGCCACAGCTCGTCGCGCATCCTGACGAAGCGGCCCGCCGCGGCCGGCGTTTCGGCGACGTTGACATCCTGCGTCGGCACCTTCAGCTCGCGCAGCCGATCGGCGACGCCGGCGCCGAGGCCGATGCTGTCGACCACGATCACCACCGGCCTGCTACTGATCGCGGTGTTGTTCCACTCGTTCATGATCTCGCCGGTCAGCCGCATCAGATCGAGCCCGGCCCAGCGCCGCGGCGGATCGCGCACCACGGCGCCTCTGCGTTTGATCAGCACGCTCTGGTCGGTGCCGAATCGCGCGACGTCCACACCCCACACCTCCGGCACGTTCCAGTCGGTCTCGATCGGCCGCTGCATTGCCTGTTCGACCAGCTCGCTACTGATCAGCGTGTCGCTATCCGCCAAGGGAAATTCGCCGAGCACGCGCACGCGATAGGCGTTTGAGTCGATGCCGTAACGCTCGGCGATCTCGGTGCAAAAATTCGGATCGACGCGACGGCTCTCGGTCGAGGGCACTCGCATCGTGAACCAACGATCACGCTCGAGCTGATGGGTGCGCCAAAAGAATCCATTGGATCGCGTTGGGTTGCCGCAGCAGATGGTGATCGCGCCAGGACTGCTCATCGAGCCGCCGGCGGATTCAAACACCTTTTCCGGCACGCCGCTCGCCTCGTCGATCACTAACAATACGTGGTCAGAATGAATTCCTTGCATCGCTTCTGGCGATTCAACGCGCGATGTCCTGGCGCTGATAAACGCCTCGTCGGGTCGCGCCCGCAGCGCCATGCGGTCGGTGGTGATCTCCAGCAGCTCGAGCCATTTGGCGGGCAATTTCGCCGCCCAGCCGCGCAGCTCGGCCCACAGCGCGTCGAACAGCTGGGTCGATGTCGGCGCGGTGACCACCGCCTTGAGCGGAAACCGCGTCAGCAGGAACCACAACAGCGCCCAGGCGAGGAATGTGCTTTTCCCGACGCCGTGGCCCGAGCGGATCGACAGCCGGCGATGACCGCGCTGCAGCGCGCCGAGCGCTCGGAGCTGCCAGGGATCCGGCTCCGCACCGAGTACCTCGCGGACGAATTTCACCGGATCGCGCTGATAGCGCGACACCAAGAGTGCGAACGGGTTGCGCAGCGCCGCGAGCTGCTCCGGCGTCGGTGCGTCGGGCGCCTTGCGGACGGCGGCGCTCATCCGAGCCGGATCTCCAGCCAGCGCTGCTCGCGGCGCACCACGACGCCCTTCGCCTCGAGAGTCCGCATGGTGCGGTAGAGCGTCTGGTGGGTGACACCGAGCGCCACCGCAATCGCGCGCAGATCGGGCTGCGCGCCGCGCGCCGCACCCATCGCGCCGAGCAGCGCACGGATCACCGCGGTCTGGCCGACCGGGCGCCGCTTGCCGCAGATCCCAATCGTCGCGCAGACCTCTGCCCAGTCATCAGCCGGTTCCGCTGTCGTCGTCTCCACCGTCCCCCTCCTCGTTTGGCGTTTGCTCCGCAGCGTCCCACAACGGCAGCGCCTCGTGCGGCAGCCGCTCATCCGCCGGCGGCAGATAGGACGGGTCGAGCGGCGCCTCCTCCGGCTCATTCCACTCCCCGACCCCCTCGAGCATGGCGCCCTGGGGCAGCGCCTGCAGCGCCGCCTGGGCCTCTCTGGTGACCGCCAGGAGGTGCAAATGGAGGCTCGGGGATCCCACCTCACCAGCGCTCTTCGTCAGGCCGGGATAGCCGACCTCGCGCAGCTCACGCGCCGCCGAGACGATCGAGGGGGCGTTTTCCTTGCACACCGGCAGCCGCACCACGCCGACCAGGCCGCGCAGCCAGTCCGCGGTGTAGCGCCGCGCCAGCGCCGACACCTCGGCCGAGGCAGGCTTGCCGCCGGGATTGCCGGAGATTCCACGCTGGAACGAGCCCCGATTCGGCGCCTGGCCGCTCATTCGGCCTCCTCGGCGAGCGTGCCCGGCACCGCCTCCAACCGATGCCAACCATGAAGGCCGACCAAATCGACCCACCAGATCGTGCTGTCGTCGCACAGCGCCAGGACAGTCCAGTCGACGTCGTCGTGGGGCACCGGAGCGCCGCCGATCGCGATCTGGATCACCCGCCGCCTGGCGGGCGCGGCGCTCATTTCCCGCTCCCCTTCGCGCGTGACACCTTGCGTGCTTGAGCGAGGGCTATGGCGATCGCCTGGTCGTGGCTGGTGACCGTGGGGCCGCTCTTGCTGCCGCTGTGCAGCTCGCCCTTGCCATACTCCTTGAACACGCGGGCCGCCTTCGCCTGACCCTTGGGCCCGATACCGGCCGTGCTTTTCGCCATGTCTTTCCCCTCCTCTCCGCGCGGCAGCAGCCGCTGATAGCTCGCCATGAACGCCCGCGCCTGGCGCAGCCGCTCAGGATCGTCATGGCGCCGCCGCTTCACGCCGCGGCGCCCGGCTGCAGCGACGTGATCAGGTCGTCCTGGCGGAATCGCTCCATGATCGCGGCGAGCCGCAGCGCCTGTTCCTTGGTCAGCGGCTTGTCGCGGGCGCCGATCTCGTTGAGGAATTTCAGCTGCGAGGCCGACAGCTCGGCGTGGCGCCGCACGCAGAGCCTGATCGCCTCGGCCTTGCTCAGCCCGTCGAATCGCTGCTCGCCGGTCTCCGTCGTCGTCACTAGCGCCATTGCCGCTCCCTCCCGTGATAGGCCCAGGCGTCCCCCAGCTCCTCGAGCACGCGCGTCACCGCGACCCGCTCGACCGCGTCCATCCGGTGCCCCAGCTCGCGCTCGATCCGCTCCAGCGCATGCTCGACGGCGCAGTCGTGCGGGCTGACGCCCGCCTGATAGTTGTCGTTCGCCATGCTCCCCTCCCCGGTCCCCGACCCGTTGACGATCCAGATCGATCGGCTGCCTGCGCAGCGCAAAAACCGACCCTCCGGTGGCTGTAGAGGCGCGCCGGCGGGCGGGGAGGCGCCTGGCGGCCGCGAGGGGGGGGGTCCGCGCGTCTCGCAGCCTGGGACGCGGCTCGGAAAACCGCCCAGTAGCCCGGTTCCCGGCGCTGCATCGCGGCCACACGAGGCTCCGAGAGGCTCCTGGCCGGCGCGCTACAACCGGCCGAGGTGTCCGAATAGGGCAAGCCCCAGTCGGACGTCCCATTGCGCCGCGCAGACCACGGCAAACCGCGGCTTTCCGAGGCGGAAAAACACGTCCGACAGCACGCCTTAGACCCTAACGGGACATATGAGACACCGCTGCGTCGCCCCCGCGCCCAGTAGTCGCGTGACATTAAGACGCCGCTCGCCGACCGGCTGATCTGTGCGTCACCGCACCGATCACCGGTCCCGAGCCGGCCACGCCGACCAGCCAGCGCAACGCGGCGCCCCTGTGCGCCTGTTCTGAGGCGATTTTCCGCCCAGCTGGAGCGCCTCGAGCCGACCACATGACCAGGAAACCGCAGAGATCCGCCATCGTTCCTGTAACGCTCCAAACCGAGCGTTACATAAACCGACACATCACGAGCGCGCGCCAGCACATTGATATATCTATCTTTATTCTTACGTGTAGTCGTTGTAGTCATTGTAACGCGTATGGCTTCGCCACGCGCGCGCAGACGTGCGCGCACACGAGCCTCCCGAGCGTTACAACGACTACAACGACTACAGGAACGAAAGGCCGCCCAGATATCAAGGGCTTAGCATCAATCGTTGCTGTAGCGGCGGTGTAGCGTAATGAGACCGAAACGCTACAGCCGCTAGCAGCTAACCCCAACGGATCAGGGAACCCTGCACCTATGGCACGCGTGTGGTCAACCATCGGCCCGCGCCGCCGCCACCCGCTGCTGCCACCGCACGATCTCAGCCTCAGGCTCTGGCCCGACGATGCCGCGCAGCACCCAGCCCAGCTTCAGCTCGACCGCACGGCCGACGCCGCTGGCGAAGCGCACCGGCGCGCGCGTCTTCGCCTCCGGCGCACGCAGCAATAGCTTGGCCCATGGCGAAGACCGACCAGGCAGACCAGCCCAGAATGTGCCGCGCAGCATGTTGGCCAGCTCGGTCGACTGATAGGCGATCAGGAAGGTGCGCTCGCCGTCCTCGTCCTTGCCGATGCGGATCCCGAGCCGCGACAGCTGGCGCTGCGCGTCGATCGCCGCGTCGTCGCTGGCGGCGTAGCGCATCGCGTCGCTCTCGACCCGCCGCTCGGCCTCCGGCGTGGCACCATAGCCGGCGGCCAGCTTGACGAGCTCGAGCAAGGTTCTCCATTCGCCCTTGCGCATCGGGTCGACCGACAGCCCGAGCAGGTAATGGATGAACCGGTCGAAGCTAGCCGCCCGCTCGGCGGTTTCCTCTCGGTGGAGAGCGTGCAGCTGGTCGGCGATCACGTCAGCATCCGATTGGGTTGGGGCGGCGTCCTCCCGCATGATCCAGGCGATCGCCAGCAGCGTGCCGAGCGTGTCCACACCGCGCCCGTCGTAGCCGATCGCACGCAGGAAGGAATCCCAAGCCGGCAGCGTCTCGAGCTGCAGCTGCTGCCAGCGATCAGCGAGGCGACGCAGCAGCATGGTGCCCAGCGCTTCGCGCCGGCTATCATAGGCCAGCCTCAGACCACGCTGGGCGGGCGGCGCGATGACGGTGATGCAGATGTTGCGCGATCGATCGGCGCTCTCCATCGGCGGCTCACGCGTCGCCGCGGCAATCACCGGACAGCGCAGCGAAAACTGCACCCCGGTATGATCCTGTCCGCCGCGCAACGATTGGCCGCCGGTGTAGGTGGTGCGTAGGAACGCCATCAGCTGCGCATCACGACGCGGATCGTCGCCCGCCTCTTTCTCGTCCAGTCCAATGCCGAGATTGGACAGCCCGATATGCTGGGTGATGCCAGCCGGCGTGGCGTCCGGCGTCAGCAGCATGCGGTGCGCCAGATAATCCTTCAGGCGCTGCAACAGGCCGCTCTTGCCGACGCCGTGTTCGCCGAGCAGCAGGATGTTAGGCCTCGTTTCCATCGCACCGGCGAGCAGGCTCAGACCCAGCCAGCCAAGCAGCAGCTGGGCGTCGATGTAGCGGCCGAGCTGCCATTGCTGGATGTCGGCGAGTACCTCGCGACCGACCTCGTGGCCCACCTTTTCGCCATGCGGCGGCAGCCAGCGCGGCATGCGCGGATAGGCGAACGCACCCCGCAGCCCGGTCGGACAGAATGCGCCGCGGATCCACAGCTGGTCACCGCAATGCAGCACCAGGTCGCCGTCGGTGCCGCGCCAGGCGCCCTGCATGCGCACCGAGTCAACCGGATTGAACGGCCCCTTGAGCGAACACAGCAGCCCGACATCCTGACCGAGACGCTCCGGCTGCAACGATCGCGGCACACGCTCGAGTTCCTTGCTGCCTTTCTTCACCTCGCGCCAGCGCGCGTAATGATGAAACGCCCAGTCCTGATTCTCGCCGCCGCAGATGCCGAGCATCAGCATATGCCCGGCGCGATCGCGCGGCAGCGTGCGGAACAATCCGTCGCCGTCGATCAGGTAGAAATGCTCGGCATCCAGCCCCAGGCACTGAAACGGGATGTCGGGCGGCAGATCACGCAGATGCCGCTCGATCTCGCGCTCGACGCCGGCGCCCCTTTTCCTCGCCATGCATCAGTTTCCCCATCGTTATTTTGCGATTCGGCCAGCACGCCAGGCACCAGGCGGCGAAAGGTGTGCCGGGATCCTCGACGACATTCGTTCCTGGCTGCACCGCAACGACGTTGGACGAGCCGCAGACGGTGCAGATCAGCGCCATGTCAGTGCGGCGGCTGCACGCCATTGCGCAGCGCGAAGCCACGCGACAGCGCCGACAGCCGGCCGGAGGCCTGGCGTTGCGCGTTAGGGCGATAGTTCTTCGGTTTGATTTTGCCGCTCGAGAGCGCGGCTTCGATTCCTTTGATGGTGCGGCCCATGAGTGCCGCCACCTGCTGCTTCGAGGTTCCCCACTCGATCAAGGCTTCGGCGCGCGCCCGTTCCGCCGCAGTCCAGTGACATTTGTTGCGGTCTTTCTTCTCCGCGGACGGTTCGGGGCCTTCATCGAGCACGCCGCTCCGAACCGCGGGCTGCGGGTTCACTTGCGGCGCAATGGGCGCCGGCGCCTCCAGCTGCAACTGCTGTTGCTCCGGCTTCAGCGGCGGATCGAGCTTGCTCAGCAGCGCGCTCGCCTCACGGAGATCAGCGATCAGCTGGCGAATGCGTCCTGGCTGCTCGTAGTCGGCGGCGGCCCAGGCGTTCCAATCGAATTTGCTCATGGTTTTTTCTCCATGGGGAGCACGCCGGCACGCTGATAACGCGTCACTATCGCGCAATCAGCACACAGCAGGACGGGCTTCTCCGACGCGACGAACCAGAACGAGCAGCGCTGGCAGCGCAGCTTCAGCATGCCCGGCGGCGGCTTCCATGGCGCCTCGTTCTCGGCGCGCGCCTTTTTGTCGACCTCCCGCCTGGGCCGCCCGGGCGTGAGGCCCATCAGGCCGAGACGTTGCCGCTTGCCGTTGACCGCGCGCGACGTCACCCCGAGCCGTTCGGCGATCTCCCTGTCGTTCAGTCCCTGGCGCAGCAGCTTGCGCAGCGCAGCGGTCCGCTCGGCCGGCCACGGCGTCATACGAAGCCCCGCGGCCGGTCCCAGTCGGCCGCCACGTAGTCGGCGAAATCCTTTACGCCGGCTGGCGGTTTGAGGATCTCGATGTCGCGGCGTTCGCTGCGGAAACGCTCCCTGGCCGCCTCGCGCGCGGTATGCACGCCCTGATTCTCGCCGTCGCGGTCATAGACCAGGATCACCCGGCGGCAGGCCTCGGGCAGCGCCAGCGACGCCAGATTGCCGACCGAGACGCAGGCAATCACCCGCGGCTCGCCCTCGACGCAGAGGCTGGCAGCGAGCGCGTTCTCGATGCCTTCGGCGATCAGGATGGAGGAGCCGTCCGGCATCTTGCTCCAGCCCTTGTGCGAGCCGCCGCGCAGCAGCGGAATGAAACCGCCCTTGACCGTGCCGTGGCTTTTCTTCGCCGGCCGCAGCAGCGTCTTGCGCCAGATTCTTGCCCCGTCCTGCTCGAGATAGGTCGCATGCGTGCCGATCTGCTGGCAGCTGACGGGGCAAATAATCGGCGCCAGCATCGCCGGCAGGTCGAGCTGCGCGTCGTAGGAGCACCGCGCCTCGAATCTGAGCGTGCGCGGCACCTCGGACAGCTCCTCGAGGACGATGCCGCGGCCGGCGAAATAGCTGACCAGCTCGGTGGCATGCGGCAGCGGGACGGACAGCCCATGCGCGAGGTACATCGCCTGCGCGCGCTTGCGCGACCGCTCTGCCCGCTCCTGCTCCTCCAGCGCCCGGCGCTGCAGCGCCGCTTCCGCCATGCGGCGCAGCTCGGCGGCGTGGGCCGGATCGCGATCGGGCTTGCGCCGATCGATGCCGAGCCAGCGCGCCGCCCAGAGCAGCGCGTCGTGACGGCTCGGTCGATCGGCAAACAGGGTGAAATGCACCAGGTCGACCGGATCGCCGGCCTGGCGCTCAGGATCGCTCCAATCGGCCCAGACGCCCGCCTTGGATCCGCGCAGCACCATTGAGCACACTGCACCGCCCGGCCCGTGCCAGCGCAGCTCGTTGCCCTCGACCTTGGCCTCGGGAAAGAACTGCCGCACCAACGTCTCACCATGCGGGCGCAGCGCGGCGGCGATCTCGGCCGGCTCGGTCGGCAGGCTCACGCGACCGGCTCCAGCGGACGGTCCGCGGCCAGCTCCGGCGCCGGCCGATAGCGCAGCTGCACCGCAGGATCCCAGCCGGGCGGGCGCCAGTAGAGCCCGAGCCGCTCGGTGATCTGCAGCATCTCGGCGTGGTAACGCTTCGGGATGGCATCCTGCGCCATCCAGTTGGCGATTGCTTGCGGCGTCAGATCGAATGTCGCGCGCACTGCCTCGACACCGCCCAAGGCGACGACCAGTTCGCGCACGCTGGAGATCTCGGCACGACGTGGAACGGCGGTTCGTGGCATAACGGCGGCTCGCTGGGCTGGGTTTCACCTTCGTGTCACGCAGCGTGTCGCCGGCTTCAGACTGAAGACAACCGGGCCTCCGACATTCACAGCGAATGAACAGGAACGACGCAAAAAGGACAGAAACGACACTTGTCGAATCGTGCTTTTTCCGTCCGTTTTTGCTCCGCAAACTTATCCACCACTTTCATGTTCACGAAACCGTCATCGCCATGCCGCCAAGCAACGCCGTCACGGTTGCCAGCGCCGCCTACCGCCGTGAGGTCGGTCAGCGACTGCGTCTGGTGCGCCGCGCCTTGGGGCCGAATGCGGCCACACTGGCGGCGGAATTCGGCGTCAAAGGACCGCGCTGGTCGCAGTGGGAAAACGGCCGGCATCTGGCCGATGTGCGGACCATGGTCAGGCTCTGCCGCCGCTACGGGGTGACGCTCGACTACCTCTACATCGGTGACGAGAGCGGTCTGCCGCGGCGGCTGTTCGACGCGATCCGGCAACTCCGCAACAATTAGCCGCTCACATCCCCGTGAGAAAATTGTTGCGCTTATCTGAAGAGTCACACGCAATTAACGCGGTCTGAATCTTGACAGAAAAATGGCGTGGCGTTCATCTGTCGGTAAGGTTTGCTCTTTGCCAAACCGCCGCATTTCGTAACGACCGCCAAGGAAACCCCACAATGCCAACTCAAAAGGCACGCGGTGACGCGTGGGCGGACACTCGCGTCCGTGGCTTTGCCAGCCGCGAGGAATTGCACAGCGCGCTGCGCGGCGTGCATCTCAAACACTCGGAACTGCAGGAATTATTTCGCTGTTCGCGGGGGATCGCCGACAAATTGGCGGCCAGGCCGGATTTCCCGCGGCCGATCTCGCTCACCGAGGATGGGCTGAACCTGCGCTATGTGTATGACGAGGTGATCGCCTACCGCGACGCGCACCGGCGCGAACTGAAAGGCCTGTGGCGGCGCCCTCGCGCGCCGACGAAGACCGCCGAGCAGGCAGTGCGAGCCGGGCTAGAGGCGCTGCGCGCGGCGCGCCAACCGACGAATTTCCGCTGAGTTTTTCCTGTTCAGAAAACTTGACAAAATACGTCATTGCGTGGTCAGAGTTCAGACATCCTGAACTCTTATGAAAGACCTGCCGATGCCCCGCCCACGCCTCACCGATGACAAGATCGTCCGCCACACCCGCCCCGACGGCAGCGTCGCCGTCTACCGCTACGACCGCGCCACCGGCGCGCGGCTGGCCAACGGGGAGGCGCCGGTCAGCGTCCAGGCCGACCCCGCCGCCTATCAGCGCATCGCCCTGGCGACCGCCGGCGCCGATCCCACACTCGGCGAGCTGGTGAGGGCCTGGCGCTATTCGACGCATTTTGCCGAGCTGGCGCCGGCCACCCAGCGCAACTACCAGCTGGTGATGCGTCACCCGGCGGTCGCGCCGCTGCTCGACGTGCCGTGCCGGGCGATCACCCCGCGCGCGCTGCGCCTGCTGCGTGATGGCATCGCCGAGGCCGGGCGCAGGAAGAAACGCGAGCGCGCGGCGAAACCGATGGCCAACCTGACGCTCAACGTGATCGGCGCCTGCTTCGCCTGGGGGCTGGAAAATTTCGACCTCGAGGCCAACCCGGCGCAGGGCATGAAGCGCCTCGTGGTGACCGACGGCGGTCACCTGCCGTGGTCGGACGAGGCGGTGACGGCGTGGCTCGAGCACGCCCCCGAATGGGCGCGCCGGCTGATCCAGCTCGGGCTGTGGACCGCACTGCGCGCCGCCGATCTGATCGCGCTGCGCTGGGATGCCTGGGACGGCACGGCGTTCCACGTCGTCCCGCAAAAGACCCGGCGGTCCTCCAAGGTCGCCCTCTATATCCCGCTCTCGCCCGCGGCCAACGCCACCTTGGCGGCGTGGAAGGCTGACGCGAGCAGCCTGACGATACTGACCCAGAGCCGCGGCCAGCCATGGGCCGACAGCAACTACCTGGCGCGGCAATTAGCGCGCACGCGGGTCGCGCATAATCTGCCGGCGGGCACCACGCACGGGTTGCGCGTGACCGCCGCGACCCGGCTGATCGAGGCCGGCGTGCCGAGCCGCGACGTGATGGCGCTGACCGGGCACATCAAGGAAGACACCTTCGCCAGGTATGTTCGCCAGGCCGATCAGCGCCAGCGTGCCGAGCGCGCGGCGGCGGCCTGGGCGACGGTGACGCCGCTGCGCCGGCATGGCTAGACCAACGCATATCTGGACCGCCTGGCGTATCGAGCGGCTGCGCCGGTGGCGCGCCGCTGGTCTGCCGACGCGGTTGATCGCACGCCGTTTCGGGGTCTCGCAGAACGCGGTCCGCGTGGCGGTTTACCGCTTCGGTCTCGACACGACGGCGCCGGCGATCGGCGGGTATGACCCGGCCGCGGTCGAGGCGGCTGTGCAGGCGCTATTTCCCCACTCGCCGGTCTGAGATTTTCTGGGCCGCCGCTAGGCGCGCCTCTTCAACCGCAGGATGTCGTGTCGCTGGCCTCGCCGGGGGCGGTTTTCCCGCGCGATCGTTGCAGAAAAAGTTTAGAAAAACTCATGTGGTATTAGCTTACCTTTTGCTAGGTTTTTCAATGGCTGGTAGATTCTGACGGTTAGTTAACCCGGCCTTCAACTCACTGTATTCTAATGAAAATGTCTGCCGTTTCGTTCCGTTTGTCTGTGTTATTGTTCACACAATTTTCCTGATGTCCAGAGCCACCTTGCATCGAACCCGATAGCATCGGCATTTCCCTCCCAGGTTGCAAAAATTGCTGAACAGAAAACGTGCGATATTGCGCAAAAAAACCACCCTTGCGTCGAGGCCTGATGGATTGTGGAGTGAGGCGCGATAAGAGGGCTTATGGAACCAACCAGGGAGGTCAGGCAGTTATGAGCGACAAGCTCGATCCGGCACGGATCATGGAACGGCTGCGGCAGTTGCTCGCTGATTGTGAGCGCGAGATAGAGCAGCCGTCCGGTTGGCAGGTGCGGATCCATGTCCACGCCACCTGTCGTCCGCGCGATGGCAGCGGAGGGATGATCAGCATCACGATTGGCCCCGAGCCGGCGGATTATGATGAGGATGACGACTAAGGGACGATAGACCCGGTTATGGTGCCAACGAGGAGTTTCAGGCGGTTATGAGCAGGGAAACTGGCATCCTTATGAGCAGGGAAACTGGCATCGGAGAGGCTGTTGCGAAAGCGATGGTGGCGCTTGAGGAAGCTGAGCGGCAGTTTACCCGCTACGCGGAGCATCATCGCGCCAAGGGCGCCGACGATAAGGCGGCGACGAACTGTGGCTACGCAAGGCGGTGCGGCGTCGCCCTAGAGCATCTGAAGATCTATTTCGGGATGCCTGAGCAGGCGCCATAGCACGACTTATCGATCCATTGAGGAGTTTCAAAGGGTTATGAGCGGCCAAGACGGTGCCAGACCGCTGCCATTTGACCGCGATCAGCTCGGGCGGTTTGTGCGTGAGGCGTGGGTGCGGTGGGCACGGACGCAGCCCGACCCTAAGCCAGCATGGCTCGTGCCCTACGACGAGTTGAGCGAAACGGACAAGGAAGCTGACCGCCAGATTGGCGAGGCTGTCGCCCGCTGGACGTTGATCGGAGACGCGGCAAAGGCACCATAATCCGCAGTATCGTCGCATTGCCCATGAGAGAGGGGGTTCGCCACAATGGACCAGCGCGAGACGGCAGTCCTTATGGCGTGTGCCGCGATTTGCCGGGAGTTGGCTGACGAGGGCATCAAGCGATGCAGGGACTCGCTGGCGACGTGGCCCGAATCATCCAGCGTCCAGTATTGGCGCGAGAGCAAGTACCGGCTCGAGGCCGCGCTGGCGATGATGGATCGGTTCAGCCCATGAGCCGCCAGGTCTACCTGCTGGTGATCGGCATCGCGGTCAGCGTCACACTGCCGTTCGCCTGGTTCGTCGCCCGCCAGTATGGCGGCTGGTGGGGCGCTGCCTACGCGTTCGCGTTCTCCTCGGCGGCGACGCACCTGACGCTGCGCTACGCCCGCCGCCGCTAGCCTGGGCGGTTTCGCTTAACCGCCCAGCGCCACCCAGTGCCGCCCAGCCGGCTTCGATGTCACGACTCTGGTCGTCCATGTCACGCCTCTATGCCGCGGGATCGGCGGGGGCGATCCACGATGGCATGCCGAGAGTCACGCGCTCCAGCATGTATTTCGCACCCGCCGGGAGCAAAGTCTGGAACCCCCGGCCTTCGATGACCGAGGCCACGATCGGCACCGTGCCGCCGGGATTCCAGGGCGACGATTCGGTGGGGAAGGCGCGCACCTCGATCGCCCAGTCCTCCAGCGCCTCGTTCAGTTGACGCACCAACTCGGGGATCTCGGGAGTGCCTGGATAGGGTTCGGTCACCAGCGCCCAGGGTTCGTTCTGCCTGTCATCGTAGCCGATCATCCAAGCGTGGTCGATCGGGTGATAGTGGCCGGCCTTGCGGCAGACCTCGTCGATCCGGAGCGCCACCGCGTTCCAGGCCAGCTCCCACAGCTTGCTGTCGTGCAGGACGTCGAGTATCGGCTCGCCCAGATAGAACACCCTGTGGTGGTCTTTCATCGGCCGCAGCCGCGGCATGCCGTAGACTGTCTCACCGACCTCCCGCGCGAACGCCCGGCGGCGGGTGTGTACCTTAGCCCATGAAAAGGCCATTCGTTCCTCCCTCCTCTCCTGGTTCCGTCCGCTAAATTCGCCGATTTTCGGACGGAATCGCGGGCGGCTCCCAGGAACCCACCTCCGGCTCGCCCATCTCCCAGCTCAGCGGATCGTCCAGCAACGACCAGAAGAACAACGCCCGGTCGCAGATCCGGCAGGTCGACGTGCGCGGATCGACCGTCCAGCCGTCGCACTGCCAGTCGTGGCGGCAGTCGGGCGTGTCACGCTTCTGCTCACCCATGTCACGCCTCCCAGTCTTGCCCTGGCAGCGTCGGGATCGGCGCGTGGCGGCCCTCGCGGGCGGCCTCCATGCCCTCAGCCCAGCGCTGCTGGACGTCCTCTGGGACCACCGTAGCCTTCCAGCCGCGTCGGCGCAGCTCCTGGCTGAGCGCCTCACGCGGCTGGCCGAGCGCCCAGCGCAGGGTCGGCGCCGCCTTGACGCAGCGGCCCGACAGATCGCTCACCAGGAGCCCGGCAGTGAAATGCGGCGCCTCGACCCGCACCAGCATCGGCTCAGTCCAGCGTCAGCACGCCGGAGACGGAGATCAGGCTGCCACCGCCCTCGATCGCCCAGACCGTCGAGACGTTACCGCTAGGCTCGATCTCCACCATGCCGGTGCCGTACGTCAGGCCCACGACGACCACGCCAGCCAGGCGTTGCTGGCGCTGCGGCCGGTAGCCCGCCGGCAGCGTGCCGATGATCGCCTTGGCGTTGGCCGGCAACGCACCGGCGGCGGTGCCGTCAAGCTGCAGGCCCGCGGGCACGCGACGATAGCGCAGCGTCGAGGTCCAGCCGGGATCGGCTTCGAACGATTGCCACGGGCCCGGCGCATACCGTGCATCGCCAGTGCGCAGGTTCAGCGCGTCGCCCGCGGCCGTGGGATCGCCGACCTGCAGGATGCGGTTA